TCCGTTTGGTGTAGGTACGCTTAGTACCTTCAATGTTGCGGTTGTACTGGCTTTCGACTTTCTTAATCTTCAACTGAACTTCTAGCTTAGCTTCTTCGTTCTGAGCATCAACCAGTTTCTTTTCGAGACGTGCAAGTTCACGGGCTTTGCCAGACTCCAGCGAGGCAAGTTCAGCATCACGCTGAGCAGCAAGTTCCGCTTTGTATTCCGCAGTCATTGGGCGTTCTTCAGTGCCTTGCTGAACCATGAAGCCTTTACGGAACTCCTCAGGGGTAACCCTACCCATCTGCTTCAGTTGTTCAAAAGCCTCAGGGTTAATCTGCGGAGTGGGGTCTAGGTTCTTGGGGTCATAGAACACCACGTTGGGCATGTTCTGAATCTGTGAGTCAGAGTACTGCCCCATACGGAACAACGTGGCGTACGCCATCAGTTCGCTGGCACGAGCGTTTTGCTCAGGCGACAAGCCCTCACCGATACCAAAGAGTTTTGCCTCGTGAGCAATCTTGGTCATCTCAGCGTACTGAGTCTTGAGTTCAGTCTGACGAGCCGCTTGGTCTTGCAGGCGGGTGAATACCTTGAAGTAGCCCTTGCTTTTGCGGGCCATGTTGTCTTGGGTTTGGATACCGTCAAGAACTTTCTGAACCACGTTGCCTACGTTCTTGAGTACGCCCTTACCCTGCTTGCGCATCTCGGCTGCTTTTTGAGACGCATCCACAATGTCACGGATTGAACGCTCAAGTCCACCATAAATAGCAAAGTTGCGGTTCGTAAAGTTCTGCGCAAAGAAGGCAGAGCCTTGAGCCACAGACTCGGCAAAGCGCAACACTTCCATGTCGGACTTCTCGTTGTCCAGTGCCTCAGTGATTTCCTTAAACAGACCCGAGGTGTTGACCTCGGAGCGTCCAACGCCTTGACGCACGTACTTGCGTGATAGGCTAATCAGGTAGCGAGCAGCGTCGTCATTGAAGCGCAGACCAATCTTGTTGAGTTGGTCTTTGAGCCAGTTCCAAAAACGCAGAATCGTGTTGTTGTCGATGGCAGCAGCACGGTCAGCCAGTACTTCTTCAACAGCTTCGAGGAAGGGTATACCCTTACCATTTGCATAGACCGTGGCTTCTTGTGTAAGTTGCGGGTCAGAGTCGGCAATGAAGCGGAGAATCTTGTCGAGTGCTTGGTTGCTGAATAAGCCACGGAAGCCAACGTGCCCAAGAGTTTCGTGAGCAATGATGAACCGAGCGTGTTCTTCCGAGTGAATGAAGTCAGCAAACAGAACTACATTGTCGCCCCATGCCATACCAGCAGCGTTAACTGCCTCGATGTCGCCATTCTTGCGTGCCTTAGCAGCAGCCTCGAACAACGTAGGATTACTCCTACGCATATCTTGCATGTTGGCAAACACGCTGACACGAGGCTTACGGGCGTACTGGGAAATTACACGGGCTGCAAACAGACGCAGTGGGCCAACCTTCATTGGATTCAGAGGTTTACCATCCGCACGGTAGGCACGCCAGTCGTCATCACTGTTAGGCTTGCGGTCATAGAACGGGTCGAACTGAAGGTCATCCAGTGTGGTCTGGTCATCCACTTCCTCAAGGTCACGCAGTTCTTTGCGTGCTGCCTCATGCTTTTGCACGAAGTCAGTCTTGGTAGTTTTCTCCTCAGCCACCGTGTTGGGGATGAAGTAGGATGTGCCAGCAGGTTGAGTCACATAGGGATTACCCTTAGTGTCAAAGAAATCTTTGATGCGTCCACGCTGCCCAATCAGGAAGGTGTCATCTACAACATCAGCGTAGAGTTTCTTCAGACGGGTAACCAGTTGCGCTCTGTTAGGCCACTGTGGATTAGAGTCAATGAAGTTCGCCAAGCGTTCTTCAGCACTGATGTCATTGTTGACTGTAACCACGTCATCCTTGACCGCTTCCTGAACAGTCTTAGCCCCGGGCACACGCACCTTGGCTTGAACAGCAGCGTCATTTAGTAGGCCAGTATCAGCCAGCAGTGCATACAGACGGGACTTAGGCGAGATAGATTCTTGGTCAAGCGCAACTTCACGCAACGCATTGGCGTAATCAATCTTCGAGACGCCACGCTCAGGGTCTGCCAAGAAGTTGGCAGCAGTCTTACGCAGGTATGTACGGTCTGCCCCAAAGACATAGGACGACACAATCTCGAACAGAGCCTCGGCATAAGCCGCAGCGTTCTTAGTTGTCTCAGCAGTTTCAATGGCGAGGTCAAGTTCCTCGTTAGCCGCCACAGTTTCAGCCGATGCTTCTTGTGCACCACGCTTGACGGGCTGGCTTTCAACAACCGCAGGCTGAGTAGTCGTACCCATAAGTTGTCCAACCATTGCAGCAAGACCGCTTGGGCCACGCTGTAACTGCGCACCTGCGGGGGCTGCGGCCTTACCTGCCGCCTCAGTCTTTTTTGCCGGGGCTTTCTTTAATGCCTTACCTCCCTTGGGTGGCGGAGGTTCAGTCGGCGTTACTTCTTGGGTTTGCTTCTTCCCGCGCTTGAGAGACTTGCCGCCACCGCCTGCTTCAGTGCCGCCGCCTTGTTCTTGGGTCGTGGGCTGGTTCCCAGCTTGCCGCCCGCCTTGTACTCCCGCATTATCTTGCTGACGTTTTGGCTGACGACCTTGTTGCTGCTTCCCTTCTTGAGTGGCATCTTGTTCTCCTTGAGTTTCGGGTTGTAGGAAATCGCCTTCATCAAACTGACCATCAAATACCGTACCGTCAGCATCTTCAAAGCGACCAGTGCCATGTGGCAGACCGTCCTTGAACTGACCAGTGTAGGTAGAAGTGTCAGAGTAAATCAGCGTACCTTGTCCATTGGGCACACCCTTCTTCAGTTGGCCTGTATATACAGAGCCATCTTCAAAGTTGATAACGCCAGACTTCTGTTTCTTGAGGGCTTCGCCTCGTGCAGCTTGAGCAGTAACGGCAGTGACTGGAGCACCAGTCGGAGGAATCTGGGCCGCACCCTGCTGCACAGTTGGAGTAACTTGTTGTGGTGTGCCTGCGCTACGCAGGGCTGCCACGGTAGGCTGACCTTGCTGAGTAAACAGCGACATCTGCGGAGACGAACGCAAGTCCTGACGTGGAACCACAGGAGTTCCAGTAGGTTCAGGCAACTGCGTACCAACACCACGGCGTAGACCTTCGGCACGAGAAGGACGTGGAGCCTCACGGCGGCTAAACAATTCCAACTGCTGCGGTGCACGCACGGGCAACGGTCGCATAGGAAGTTGTTGCTGTGTCTGTGCCTGTTGTGCACGCGCTTCCTCCATCGCTTGTTGAGCAATGTCAAGTTGGCGTTGCGCTTGTGCCTGCGCCTGCAATCTGTTGAGTTCAACCTCACGCTGTGCGGCTGCTGCGGATTGGGCTTGTGCCTGAGCCTGACGACTTTGCGCCAGATTCATCGCCTGCTGCATAGCAGGATTTACGATAGGTGCAGCTTGGTCAGTGAACCCAACACCACCGGGGGCAGGAGGGGCAAACTGCAAAGCCATCTGCCGTGGGTCGGCAACCTGTTGTTGTGGGCCAATCTGTGCAGCTTGTTCTTCAGGGGTAACATCACGGAAAGACTGAGTGGTGACATCCCATACCTGAGGCATACGGTTGTCGCCCGTCTGCATACTGCGCTGCTTGGCTTCTGCAACAGGAATACCACCAAGGTCAAGCACACCTTGCGCACCACCAAACTGGTTGGGTTGTACTTCACCTGTATAGATGCGGTCACCCGGAGTCGAACGGCGTACACCTTCAGCACCAGCCACAAAGTCAGGGCGTGCACCCATACCCCCAGTGATGGTCGGGCCACCAACAGGCTGCACTTCCGTGGATTCGCTAAGGCTTGGGTCAGGGTTCTGACTTGGGTTCAACAAGTTGGTAGGTTGTTTACCGATAGGGCCGCGTCGTAGGTTCGCACCAGCACCAATCGTTCCACCAACACCAAAGCCAGCGGCAAACGACTCAACGAGTCGCTTCTGAACTTCAGGACTTGCAAAGTCTTGGTCAGTCAAACCAATCAGCAGGCTCTCTTGTCCTAGTTCCGTAACGCCTTCAGCAGTGCCGCCGACGATGGCTCCCTTGCCTCCTCGTTTGAGCAGTTCTGCACCACGTAAGCCTTGCGTCCCGAGGAAAGTCTTGCCTTGTATATCTTGTAGGTTTTGTGCTCCACCTCGTGCGGACAAACCACCAGCACCAAACAAGCGGGAGGCGAGTAAAAATTCAGGGAGAGATTCGAGGACGGCATAGGGAACTGCGCCAGACAAAGCGGCAAGACGAGCATTGTTGTCATCGGCTCCGGTTCCTTGTTCACGGAACTCCCCATAAATATCGGCTACGCCTGTACCGTAGTTTTGCGCAGTGGAGAGAATCGTTGCGCCAGCAATACCTGCGGCTTCACGCAGCAGTTTAGTTTCAGCAGCATCTAGTGCTTCGCCTGCTGCACGCTTTTTCAGCGCAGCAATGACGGATTGTTTGAAGGCAGTCTTACCTGCTAAGCCTGCAAGTGCACCACCTGCACCAGCCAACGGGCCACCTGCGGCAGTACCTGCAAAGAAACCTGCGGCAGCAGTGCCAACAGATTCCAGAATGTTCGGGCCTTGTTGAGCAACCGTAGCAGCCAGCCATTCAATCGCACCACGAGTGGAGTCAATCTCACTGAACTCACGGCGGAACGGTAGGTTCTTACGGATGTCCTCCATCTGCTGGTCAACAATACCCTGACCAGTTTGTTCGGCTCCAAGGAACTGTAAGCCCCGGCCTGCAAGCATTTGCAACTGGTCAACACCAATACCGAAGTTCTTGGACATAAGACGCCCAAGGCTTGGATTGCGAATCGAACCAGCTAGTTGCCCGTAGGCTTGAGGAGTTAGCGTAACCCAGTCACCACCTTGAGGCATACCCACAGGTGGTTGGTCAAGCAGTTGCTCGGCACGCAACGTCATGTCTGAGTCGTCCTCAGCAAACGTCACACCTTGTACAAACAACTCTTTACGTGACGGGCTGTACGCAATCGCCGGAGGTTTCTTCATCGGCGGAAGTTCAAACTGCGTAGCACGCTGCCCGGCTGCACCCATTGCAGCAATATCAGCTAAACCTTTTTGCAGTGCATCAGAACCCGTAGACGCTACTGGATTCAGAAACGAGTAGGGACTCATTGCACTGGCGAGCGAGCCACCAGTATCCGCATATAGAGGATTTTCAAATGACTGTGTGGCTTTTGTCGCCATAGTTCACCTTACCTAGCTGCTTGTTGTGGAGGATTGACGGTGCTCCAAATACTTCTATCAACTCCAGATACTCGTTGAGCCTGAGGGCCAACTTCCAATTGCTGTCCATTTATAGTGACTTGCTTGTTAGCACCATCCACAACAAACATATCACCAAGGCCGTTAGCGTAGTAGACTTTACCATCGCCAGCATTTGAACCAACCATCTTAAAGCCAGCCAATTCAAGTTTCTTCTCAGCCAGTTTGACGTTACCTTTGATAACCTCAAGCTGAACTTCACGAGCAGTCTGAAGCGTCTGGTTAGAGACAGCCTTGTTGGTTTCTTCACGCATACGCAAGTTGGATTTGAATTCTTCCTGTGCACGCTCAGACTGCAACGCAGCCAACTGTTTGCGGTACTCAGCATCCACTTGCGTCCTGACAAGTAATTCAACCCGAGTACCATCGAGGCCTGCTTTGGTCACTTTACCGTTTACATACAAGTCATAGTTACCATCGGGGCGACGGAGCACTTGGTGTGGAGAACCTGTAAAGGCAGACAGCACAGACATGGCACGGCTGAAGTTACCAGTAGTAGCCCCTTCATACACGCCTAGGTCAGCTTGGTTTTTATACAGACCAATGTCGATTGCTTGAATCTTTGAGGCTGCTTCCCATGCTTTATCACCAAACCCATACTGGTTGAACAAAGCCACTTGGCGTTGCAGGGCAGAACGAGTCTGAAGAATTTGCTGAATCTGTGGGTTAGCCATTGAAGCATCAACCGTAGCAGACCCATACATGTAACCATCTTTGGACGCCACAGGAACAGGTGCAGCACTAGCCGCAGCATCAGCCACTTGAGTAGTAGTGCCAGACTGAACAGCATTACTAACTGCAACCGAAGGGGCAGCGGCAGGTGCAGCAGCCGTAGTAGTACCCTGCCTTACAGGAGGCATATTCGTAGCAATACCCGTAAGCGGCGCATCTCTGTTGTAGCCCAGTGCGATACCGTTCGTAATTACCCGTGGGTCGTAGGGCTGCTTGCCGTTCTCTTTCTGAATAATTGCGGTGACCAGTTGCTGCATAACCTGCGCATCTTGTAGGTTAAGGCGGTCAGTTGGCTTGACACCAAGGGCTTTTGATACATCGTTGATGTACGAGCCAGTTTTGTTGTTGTCCGTTTCAGGTGCCCAGCGGCTAATAATGCTTTGAACAGTGTTGATGCCCTGCTCGTTGTAACTAAGCAGGTTCACAGTCATAGCGCGAATACCCGCTTCAGGCGAGGAGAACTGCACAAAACCAGCAGCTTCTTTCGGGCCTTTATCAATACCGACCTGACCATTCCAGCTTTGATTACCGGATAGTGGGCGGATGTTTCCGGGGTTATTGTTGACCAAACCACGAACAGGTTTGCCCTTAGTATCAAGCTGCCAATCAGCGTACCCTTGTTGCTGAGAAGCCTGCACATTTTTAACACGCTCTGCTTCGGCGGCACGAGTACGAGTAACCTCGCCAGTTTTCAACTGCTCAAGCAGTTGCGCTTCAGTCAGTGGACGGTTAGCTTGTTCGACTTGACGAATCATGTCGTAGTAAGGCGTAGCAGAACCAGTACCGACAGTAGGAATCTCTACACGGGTTACATCAGCATCGTAGATGCCAAGTGCACGACCGAGACGAGGGATACCAATCTGGTTGGCAAGCCAAGTACCACCTTGGGCAATTGCGTTATACGGGCCACCAGCCACAACATCAGCGGCAGCAGCAGGCGCACGGCCTAGATTGGCACGGTCAATGGCTGCTTGACGTTCGCGGTTGATAGTCTGCAAACGACGAAGCCGTTCAGCAGGCGGCAATGCTTGGAATTCAGCAACGGTTAATTCGTTAGTTGATACGGTCGCTAGTTGTTGCGGAGTACGCAAACCAGCGGTGGGAGCCGCAGCAGGCGCAGCAGCCGGAGGTCTAGCAGGTGCAGGTGCAGGTGAAACAGGCCCAGCAGGTGCAGGTGCAGGTGCAGGAGCAGCCGCCGCAGGAGCGGGTGCAGGCGGTTGAACCACCGTACCCTCAGGAGGTGGAGTACCAACAGCCACACCCGGAGCAAAATTGAATTGAGGAACCGGAGCACTAGCCACGGTCTCAGCACCTTCACCCATACGGGCGCGAATCGCCCGCAAGCGGGCGGCTTCATCTGCTGCGATTTCGTTGGCTTGTACTTGGAGTTGTAGGTCACGTTGACGCATGAGTTGATTCTCACGCTCAGTCATACTCCTACCGACAATCCCAGCACCTCCAAGTAGTTGTCCTACGCTAAGGGCCATGATGCTCTCCTATTAAGCCGTACGTGGGGCAGTGAACGTACCAAACAAATCTCCAATATCCCCAGCACTTGCACGGCGTCGACGCTCAGCAGCATCGTAAAGACCGCCGACATAAGAACCATACTGAAGCCCAGCAGTAGGGCCGCTAGTAGGAATCAAGTTTGCACCCGTAACTGCGGTGTTAACTCGGTTCTTAAGGGCAGCATCTGCGCCTTGCAAGTATGCAGTCTGACTACCAGTTGCGATACCCAAGTCAAAGCGGCGTCCTTCTGCATTACGCAGTCCAGCATTGCGCGAACCAAACTTACTAAGAGCTTCACGTTTTGCACGAGCACCAGCAGTCTGAACTGCACGCGAACTCTGCATACCGAAATAGGCAGGGTCAAAGTACTTAGACTCACCGATGATATTTTGTGCTTCTTGCAGACGTTGGTTAAACAACTCTTGATTAGTCTCACGCAACTGACGCAACTCAGCAGTTTGCTGATTGAGCAAGTCTTTTTCCTCAGGAGACAAACCATCACCCGCAAGAGCAGAACCAGCAATTTGACCAGCGGCACGGAGCAACATATCCGCTTGATTACGTGGGTCAGTAAACTTAGCCTTGAGTGCTTCAGACAATGTAACAGGAGCCGCAGCAGTACCAGCACCACCAGCGGCAACAGTACTAGCAGGAGCAGAAACAGTAGTAGTAGCCGCACCCGCTTTACCCGGGACGTTAACCATCGAACCAGACTGAACCGCAGCGTTAGCGGCTGCTTGCTCCATTGCAGGAGTAACTCGCAAACCAGCCTGTGCGTAGGTAGGAGAAGTCTGAGCCGCATAACCAGTGCCAGCATTAGCAGCATCAACGTACGAACTTCCGGCAGGGCCGCCACCAACCAAAGCTGGAGCTAGATTGGGGTTGTAATAATTCGCAGTACCTAAAGCAGCAGCATTGCCGCCAATTGCCGCAGGAGTATTTACTGCTAACGTACCAGAGGCGTTAATTGCATTAGCCACTTCTTGCGTGCTTGCTGCCCCTGAACTTAGCCGCGCAGCCAATGTGCTGTCAACTGTGCCGCCGTATGCAATATTTTGTGGAGAAATCGCAGTGTTAGTTAGAGGGTCAACAAACTGGCCTAACTCAGGTGACCATACACCAGCCCCAGTACCCGTATTCGTAATCACTACGTTGGCAGTAGGAGTTGCTGCAACAGGAGTACCCGCATTTGCAAGAGTAGTAGAGCCAGTACCAACGTTCGCACCTTGCGCAGTAATCGTACCAGCGTTCATGTAACCACCGATACCGCCGCCAATTGCACCAAACAATGCGCTTCGACCAACGTTCTGACCAGTCGCAGCAGCAGTCACAGCACCAAGACCAGCACCGACAATAGCGGAACCAATCACCGCACCAGCCGTGGTACTCAGAGCCGCAGTCACAGCAGGCATTGCAGCCGCAACAGCCGTACTAGCAGCAATCGAACCGACAATCGCAGGAGCAGCAAACGGAATTGCAATAGCCGCCACAACGCCAACGACAGCTTTTAGACCGCCACCGCCACCGCCTTGAGGGCGAATACCCATTGCTTTTACAAGAGCCTTACGCTGCATGGGCGGCAAGTCACCACCGAAAGCAGCTTCAGGTAATTCAGGAACCCCCATAGCAAGCATCTGCTTGCTGGTAGGCATACGAACAAAAGTTGTTGCGTTCATTTCATAGCCTCCGTCAAATCGAGTCGCATGTGTGTATACACAGGCTTAAAACCATAACGAGAAATCACCCGCTCCATTGCTGGGGATACCCATCCCTCAATGACTCGGACACTATTCATATACGCCCAACCACAAAGCATCTTCCAATACTTCTCGTGTAAGGCGTCTAGGTCAGTACCACCAAGGGCGACGATGTTCATTGCAGCCATCTTAGGGTACGGAATTACTTCAATCGCTAGTGCTAACTTCACACTCTTAGTGATTGTTTTATCAGATTTCACAACAAAGATATACATCTTTCCAGCAAGTGCTGCGTTGTAAATGTCATCAACACTCATCTCTCCGTGCATCGCCCGCTTGATACAACGTTCGAGCAGTGGCTTAGTGGCAGGCCAATAAGCGTCAAAATGCTCCTTGGTTGCAAGGAGCAATGGCTCAAAATCGTCAAGAGGTAGCGGGTCAAAGCCCGGAACTTGTGTACTCATGCGCTTTGATATTTCTTGAGTAGTGCATCAAAAAAGTCTTTACCCTTAGCCTGAACAATCTTGGCTGGGATAACGTACTCACCTGCGGATACACGGATAGGGATGCTATCGCTAGTACCAGTGCCGGGGCCAACAACCTTACCGCCTGCGGCAGCATGGTCACCCATAGTGACGTAACCACCTTCAGCCATGCTCATGACAGGTTGCTCTGCCATACCAGTCTGTGTACCCATACCGCCCATTGCACCCATAGACTGCTGCGCCGTACGCACCGCAAGCAGGATAACGAAGATTAGACCTTGGTCGTATTCAGGCGACAAGTCTTGCTCACCAGCCATACCTTGCTGAATTGCAAACTGACGCACATACTTGTACATGTCAGGATTCTGAAGTGCAGTCATAGCCAGTTGACCAGCCATGTTCAGTTCTTCAGCGGTAATCTCACCAGTCTGGACACCAGCCATGATGGCATTAGAAATCTGTTGAACTTGTTGTGGGTTCTTACGCATGAAGTCTTGCAATTGCATCTCCAACATTTGAGGAGACATGCGTGGTTGGCTTGGGCCTGCCATACCAGTAGGGCGAACAGGCATACCGTTTGCACCAACCATACCACCCTCAGCGTAAGTAGGCTGGAGACGGAAATCAAATGCAGGTGCGTTCGGGTTAGATGCCACAGTACCAGTCTGAGTTAGTTGCTGCGACTGTTGTGCAATCGCTTGCTCATTGACAGTAAGTTGTGGAGAGCCGGAGCCTAGCAATCCCTGAAGCGACTGAGGTAGGTCAAGTGAGGTAGTAGGTGCGGGAAGGTCGGCCTGAATTATGGGCGCAGTTGGAGCCATCTGCGGGGCTGGCGCAGCGGTCAAGTTAGTAGCCATCGGCCCTTGCGGGGTAGGCTGCGCAGCCTGTGGGAGCGAAGCCGGAGCCTTCGCTTGCATATTCAAGATAGAGAGAACCGGGTTCTGAGCAGCCATGATTTATCCTTTCAATTGGGCGATGAGCGAGTTGACGGTATTCCGCAACGCAGCCACATCATTTGCAAGAAGTTGAACATCGTTAATTAACTTTCCATAGTCGTCCAAATCCGGCACGTTTTGCCCACTAATAGTATACCCCTTACCTGTCGCTGTGACACGAGAAAATGTAGGGTTAGGAGCAGAGTTGACACGGAGTTGACCACGGGTAAGAGCTTTACTTTGCAGGTCTGCCTCGCCACGAATACCTGCGAGGAGTTCGACGTTCTCTTTGAGTGAGCGAAGAATCTGACCTTGCCACTCTGTAACGTTACCTGTTGGTACAGAAGGTACAGCAGTAAATCGAGCCATTATGCAGTCCTCAATCCAAATGGGGTTTCCCCTAGGTGAATCGCACGCACCCGAGCAGACCCCGATACACCGACCTCGAACGTATCTGAGCGGTATCCAGTGGGGAGGCGGAATACGTCACCGGACGACACCGTTGCTTGGAAGGCCAATTGCTTATCGACCCACAAGCGGAAAGTAATTGGAAGAACACCTTGAACGTCTTTAAGTGTGCGTGTCAAGTTGTCACCGTTGATGACAGTGGAGTTGAGCGTACCGAAGTTGATGACTCGGTTACCAAGTGAGTCAATGCGGTCATACGGGCCATTGAGGTCACCCAATCCTTTAAGGTAGAAGACCGTGCCAGAAGTATCCGCAGTCGTACCAACATCAATACCAACATCGGCATATGTAAACGTGGTCGTGTTGACTACGGTTACAACAACTTGTTTATCGTTGAATGACTGACCAATACCCGACGTAAAACCAGATATGCTAATCCGTGCACCTGTAATCAAACCATGTGGAGTAGTAGTAACAATAGTCGCCACGTTACTGGCACGAGCGTATGAAGCGGTCTGGGTTTCAGTACCGTACTCACCCCACACTGTAAAGTTGTAGACAGGCACGTTAGCGTTGTACTCGGCAATAGCCTGTGCTTCAGCGTCAGGGGTTTCGTAGTCAGCCACAATACGTGCTGCACCAAGATTTAAGAAGTCTTTGGTGACAATCGTCTTAGACTTCCACTCCATTGCAGACAGCGGCTGAGTTTCCAAGTCCCACTCATACAAACCACCCACATTGTCAGGGGTGTAGTAGAACGAGTTGGTCTGTGCGTCATACCACGCAGCAGTAAATTTATAGTTGATTTGTACAAAAAAGCCGCCGATACGGTCGTCACGTTCAAAGATGAAAGACGCAGTACCATCAGAGCCAAAGTACTTACCGTTGTAGAAACGACCAACCACGTTCTCTAGGTCAACAGCTTCAGGCCATGTGTCCCAGTCATGGACGAACTTGGTAATCAAATCCATACCAGCCGATGGGTTATATACAGCAAGACCACCAAAGGTAGCGTAAGCCACGCCGTAGCCCATATTAACAATTGACCGCTTCGAGACACAGGGGAACAGCGTGTCGATACGAGCGTAAGCCATCGTAGCAGGGCTACCACCAGATACTTGGTACGGATATTCTTTGGTCAACACGAGGATATATCCGCCTACGGAGGCAATACCAACAATGTCGTACTCGAATGTCAGCGCATACTTGGCAGGCCAAGCATGTGGAATATTTGGTTCGGAAAAGAACAACTGATTACCAACAAAACCAGCCAGAATGTTATTCTGTGCTGCGATAAGTCCTTGCAGATTTTCAGGAGGTGGGTCATATTCGTCAGTCCCCAAAATATCGAACAGACTGCGTGAGTCAAAGTCGTCCGTAAATGTGTAACTGCCGTCACCCCAATACCGGGCAGGCTTATCCAAAGTTTCAGCAACGTCGTGATACAACGTACCAGCGGTCTCGGCCTTGTCAGCCACGTTACCTGCGGTCTGCGCGTACTCAAATGTATAGTCGTCAATGATGTCGGTGACTACACCGCCTGTAATATTGAACGACGAATCAGTACACCCACTAATTTTGAAGCGGTCATCAATTGCCAAGTTGTGGTGATTGTTAAGCGTTACACGCGATACGTTGCTGGTACGGCTAACTCGGGCCAGACCAGTGGGGAACCACAGGGTAGCAAGGCGGTAGTACTCAGTACCAGCAGAAGACGCAAGCGTACGATACAAGCGCACACCACGCACAAAGTTGCTGCCCGTAGGTTTTGCAATAGGTAGATTGCTGACCGTAACCAACTGACCTTCCTTGATATACAAGTTATCGGATGGCTCAGACGCAATAGATTCTTCTTCCCACGGTGTATACCATGTATATACATAGTTCCGTGGAATGGTGTTACCAGCAAGTGATACACGACCATTAGAGTCCGAAGTCGTAGAAACTTGTTCGCCGGGGCTGAAGTAAGTGAATGTGGTGTCATTGACCACAGTCACCTCAGCGTTAGTTGCGTTAAAGGTAGCCACAGTAGACGTAGCAGCAGGGAATCCGCTGATAGTCACAATCATCCCGGTACGCAACTCGTGATTACCAGAAGTCACTACCGTGGCGTAGTTACCAGCATCACGCGCACGACTGGCGGATGTTTTCTGACTGAACGAAGCTGAAGTAGTTGTTAGCTTTGTTTCAGGTAGCGGTAGGCCAAGGTCATAAGAACTATTAGGGTACGGCACGCTACCATTGGTTGCCAACTCATAGTTAGAAACCTTGGGGACACCATCACCAGTGTAGTAGAACCGCTGCTCTGCATCTTCAGACGCCGAAGCAGTAACAATGTCAACGTCGGTCGTCCACGTCAACCACTTGAGGTCATTGAAATTGTTTGGGTTACGCAACGCGTATAGCGTCTTAATAGTGCCATTACGGTCTACGTTGCCAGCCAAATACGGTAGGCGATAGGGAATCAAATCGCCTGAGTACAGTTTGACGTTAAACGCTACCTGCGCCGCAGCGTCAGGCAGCAACTCCGAAGCAATCTTCGGGGCTTCTCCTAGGAATTTAACAATCTTAACTGCTGCCATGTCTATACCATTTCAAAGTGCGGCCCGTCAATGAACGGACGCTTGTTTTGTTTTCGACGCTCGTCGATGTAGTAGTTCATGGCTTCTTCCATCGTGCCACGCCACAGACGAATGTCAGGAACATTCCATGCTGCACCCCAACGAATCGGCACATTGCACTCAATTGCTGCCTGCTTCATCGCGTCAGCAACGTCGTCATATAGGTTAAGTTCCCACGAAGGGCGACTTCCAAGGAACGCCATCAAGTCAACTGCGCGACCAGCCACATGTGTGCCGCCCTCTGCAATCTGACTTGCCCCCTGCTCAAATAACTCCCGCTGCCGCGCTGCTGTGCGTACCCCCTCGATGACTGCAAAATCAACCTTGGTGTACTTGATAGCCAGCATGACGCAACCAACAAGACGGTCATCAACCCCCTTGAGTTTGCTTAGGCTGCGAGCGGATAGTTGGAAACTCATTTCTTGAACACCTGTGCAATGTTGGGGAGCACCTTCTCTGCACTACGACCAATGACATAGCCACCGATACCTAGTTCAACAATGTCCCACAACTTAATGTACTCGGCTTCAGACAAGTTGGGAGCAGCCCAACCGAACCAACGAGCCACAATCAGTGCCCCGAAAGTCAGCATGAGGATAGGACGCCAGTTGGCGGCAAGCCAATGTTCACTTGCAGCCTCAGCCTTGACAATCTCACCTCGTACAGTCAACTCAGTGAGTTCACCTTTTTGCGCCATCTCCATCAGCGCAAGTTTGGCTTGGTCTTTCTTTTCTTGGTCAGGCCACAAGCGGTCGATTAACTGACCACCTATGTTAAGTACTGCGGTTAACGGGTCTGCTGCCATGTGACCTCCTATTTGTCTGCCTTACCATCAATCTTCTTGAAGATAAGTCCCATCATGTCTTCAAGTTTTGTGAAGCCATCTTTCATGTCTTGTTTCAGTTCCACCATGTCGTCCTTGACGCCTTTAATGGCTTCCTTGAAATCATCACGGCGGACGAAATCCTCGTGCATCTTGGTGTCCATTGTTCTCAAGTCCTTCTTCAGTTCTTGAATGGCGTCCCAGATGATTTTTAGAATCCAACCACCACAGAACCCAGCGATGGCAACCGCCCAGTTAAAAACCACCTGCTCCATGATGCCCCTTTCATTGAATTCTTATTTGGCTTTTTTCATGCACTTACCCATCGCCTTGCACTTAGCAGGACTAGGACAACCAGCACATGGTTTGAAAGTCATACCGCCCTTGGCGTAGCCCATAGGCTTTTTAGCGGGGGCTTTCTTAACACCGGGTTTCTTGTTCATCATGGTCAAACTCCTTTAAGGACGATAGTTACAATGATGCCTGCCATACCAACTATCAAAGTACCAGCAGACCCAATCAAAATCATTTCCATACGGTCAAGACGCTTGACCAGCGTACCGTACCGCTCTGCGCTAATCACCTCATGGGTGATTAACTTGGCTTCAAGTTCCTTGACCGTTGGCATTTTCAGCCTCTCTGACGGCTTGCGTCTGGTCAATAACCGGAGGTAACTCCGACTCAAACAACTCAGGCTCAATTACAAGAACGCAGCCCTCAGGTACGGTTTCACAGCGCATCAATGCGCCGTTCGGAAACATAACAAGAGGAAGTCTGCGTCCGTCAAACATTCGTGTTTGTCTCGTCTTGGCCTAGTCGTGCGGCCATAATTGCTTCAACCTCAGCCTTTTGCTCTGCGGCAGTTTTTACCCAACCTTGTTCAAAAGCTAGGTCTACCATTGCATCTTTACTACCGGGAATCTGTGTGTTTGTCTCAAGGCATTTCTGCACTGTGAGTGCTACGATTTCCTCAATAGCGATGCGGCAACGCTCATGGACTGCGTTTTGAATCCAGTCGTCTTGAGATAAAGCAACAACGGAGAGAGCCTTATTTTCGGCTTCCGTAAGAGTGATTGTGTAGTTTGACATATCTATTCCTCTGTTTATCCAATCAAAAAGCCTTCAAACGCTGTACCATCTGGTCTAGCTGTATGTGAGCCACTGTTGTAGTAATATGCCTCAACATAATCGTTAGCAGCCATATTTACAATCCACGTAAGGTCAGTTGAAACATCGTTACCAACAGGGCTAAAGCTATACCGCGTTCCGGGGCTACCCGTTATGTAGACACCAATATACGACCCACTAGCAGGGTTGCAATACATTCGCAAATTGAGAAAATATTTTCCCGCAACTGGAGCAGTAAACCTCTTTGTAGAAGTATTGAAATGGCTGCCGACGTTAATATCAACCGAAGAAAAATCTAATAGCGCGATACCGCTATTTACAGTTTGGTTAGAAGATAGCCGCACACTAAAAACTGGTTGAAGCGGCTTAGTCACACGACCACCCGAATCAAACGCCATAGGTAGAATAAAATCGGTGTTACCAGAATTGGGCGTCCAAAATTGGGCTGAGTTTGGTACGACAATATCTTTGCCATTCCCAGTAAACGAACCGCCAGCGATAGCACTTACATCAACGCCTAGCGAAATATTTTCACTACTTGTTGCGTTGCCAATTTGAATTGCCCTATATGTAGAAGAGTAGCCGTAGCGAGTTCCACGAATACCGTATAAAGTGTGCCCATCCGAGTTCTGAAACTGGATACGACCACCACTAGCCATTACCCCGCCAGCTTTAGGTAATGCCGCTTCTGCGGTTGTAATAATCTCGTTAAGCATCACTGCCGTTGGGCGCAACTCAAAGCGGTCGTTGGTGCTGTACGCACGAGCAGTCGTGCTGTCTTGCCCACGCACAACCGTCATTGTGTCCGTGCTTCGTGCCGTGACCTTGACGATTTCGAGGTTGTTGGAAGTATCAATCAGTGTGGCATAAAAATAGTCACCAGCACTGAGAGACGGAAATCTGGCTCCTTGTCCAGCAGCCAGCACAATGGTCGTCGCTGAACTGTTGATACCTGCGTTCAGCGTGCCAAAGGCGTTGTTGGTGACTTTCAATCCCATAGTATTTTACTCCGTAGGCTTAGGGTACTTGGCTTTGACAGCCTGACATGCAGCAATGTACGCATCAATCTGTGCTTGGTCGCCTTTGACCACGCCATCCAAATAATCCGCTATCGGTGGGTACTCTAGAACACGCTTGCGTTGATATTCTTTATTGCGGTACTCTAGCTGTAACCGTTGCAACTCTGCGGTAGCTTCAGATTCAGTAGGCATGGGAATATCGGAAGAAAGCCAAGTAACCCCGGTATACTCATTACCTTCTGCCGAAAATCTAGCTTGTGGCCTTAAAGAGATAAGAGCGTCAATAATAGTAAGCATCATTGAATCTCCTGAACAATAAAAATTGTGCGCTCATGATTCCCAAAATTAACGCGAGAACTTCCAGTAGAGACGTTTACGTTACCAATGTACGGACGGTAGGCAACGGTCTGTGTAGTATTTGGGGCGTCAATCCATGTACTATGTCCATTAAAAACTGGATTAGCTCCGTTACCAGCACTAGAAAAGTTAGTATAGAAATATCCCCACGCATCGGTGTTCGCCGCACCCGTTATAGAACCCCCACTTTGGGCATTTACCCAGCCACCGCCGCCAACGTTACGTCCAATATAGACATGCCCGTCTCCCGGTGTTGTAGAATGTTGTATATCAGCATGTAGGGTAATTAAGAATTTACTACTTGCACTTTTTGGGGTGAGGCTTACCTCATAAGCAGCACATGCAGTAATTACCCCCGTTCCAGTAGCATTGTACGCAGTACTACCAATTACATATGCTGTTTGAAGAACCGCTCCAGAATAGCCAATCTTGGCTGACGTAATTGCGCTATTCGCAATCTTTGCGGCTGTTACAGCGTCGTTGTCAATAGTCCAGACTGACCCAGTACCAGAAACGGTAATATCACCTTTATCGCCGTCCTGACCATTTACAGCGTCAAGAAATGTTTGCGCAGTAAGACGAATTTCAATACGGTCACCAGTGCTATATGTACGAGCCGTAGTTGATTCTTGTGCGCGTACAACAGTCAACACATCAGTTGAACGTGCAGTGACCTTAACAATCTCCAAGTTATTAGAGGTGTCAATCAGAGTGGCATAGAAGTAATCGCCCGCGCCAAGAGATGGGAAGCGAGCACCCTGCCCAGTAGTCAGCGTGATACTCGTAGCCGAACTGTTGATGCCAGCGGCTAGAGTACCAAACGCATTGTTTGCGACCTTGATGCCCATTCCCGTGCTCCTTAGTTAACCGTCACAGTCCAAGTGATGCCAAGCGTATCGGCTGCGCCCTTGTTGATGACAGAGAACACAGTACGGCACAACATTGTGCCAGCAGACGAAGCGTTGAACAGACCCGCCTCAGTTACAGCACCAGTGCCAGTGCCAGCGGGGAAAGTCGCAACGTAAGCCACGTTGTTGGTAGTCACAGTAGTCGAAGTCAATGCAACACGACCAAGTTCAGTACCGAGCGTAGTGTCGCCTGCGGCAGCAGCCGTAGTACCAGAACCAATAGCCATGTGGCTCATTGCAGTCGCAGTAGCGTCCTTGATGCGCGAGGCAATAAAGTTCTTGCCAACAGTCACAACGAGGTTCTTCACCTCTTGCTCGTGTTTGATTTGACCGTTTTCGTCCGTCAGAACAATCTTCAGGTCGCCAGTCATCTTGATGGTATCTTGAAGCATGGTTTACTCCTTAGTTAAGTTGGTTTTCGTTCAAGCCGTAACCAGCAAACATGTAACTGTACGACTCCGTGCGGATGGTATATACGATACCAGCATTGGGGTCAGTTGTCAGTACAAACTCACCGTTTACAAGCGGTTGGTGAATCAGGTGCGCGTTCAGCGTACCCAACACGGGGAAATATGTAAACTTGTCATCTGACACAAAGGCAAAGTCATATAGCGGCGACGATTGCCCGAGTATAAGATTGAGCACAAGGCTGTCAGTCACAGACGCAGTGTCAGCTAGTACAGACTCGATGCTAAACGTATTGATAGCGTCAGACCCTGAGACAGAATCCGCGAACACCTTACCTACTTCAACAACAAGTGCATCAGTCGCTCCCGTAGTTGCATCGGCTAGAATTTTAGAGGTGTCAAACACGGCTGTGTCCGTACCTGTAACGCTGTCAGCACGGTCTGTTTCAAATGATTTAGCAACTGCATCCACGGGGGATACAGAGTCTGCTACGTCAGGACGAGTAAAGTCTTTTGCGGCGGCGTCAGAAACAGAGGTAGTATCTGCCACGTCGGGGCGAGTAAAGTCTTTCGCCATCACCTCCGAGACTGTTACGGGGTCTGGGTCAGCATCAGCATCAGTTATGTCGTAGTCGAACTCATACCCCGGTGTCTTAGCAATAAAGTCCGTCATCGTGACGGAATCTGTTAGCACCGCAGCAACATCAAACGAATCAATAGCATCTGATGCAGTTACTGAATCATTAGGGTTTGTACCTATATCAAACGCATTGATTGCATCTGCGCTTGTAACCTCATCGGTCTTACCCAATCCCGGCGCACGGAAAGAATCATCCGTTGCCGCTATGGAGTCAGCAACGTCGGGTCGGGTAAGTTCTTTAGCTGCCGCGTCTATCACAGACGCGCTATCAACAACAACTTTGTCAATGTTAAAATCTGTTACTGCATCGGTCGCAGCAGCAGAATCAATCAGTGATTTACCAACATCTTTTGTATTGATTGCGTCAGTAACAGCAACTGCGTCGGTCTCTACCTTACCGGGCAACAAAGCCACTGCATCTATCACCGCTGCACTATCGGTAAGGGTTTTCCCTACATCCTTAGCATCGGAATCAGCAACATTGATTGGGTCTGGGTCGGCATCAGGGTCAGTCGGGTCGAAGTCTATGTTGCCATAAAACATCCGATTGATTGTGTCCTCCATCGTCACAGAGTCTGCAAACGATGTATCGAATGAGATAGCCACGTCATCAGTGGCAGTCGCTATATCAAGAACAACTTTGTCCACCGAGAGTTGGCGGAAATCAGAAAGGGTAACAGTTTGGGTTTCAAGAAAAGTCTGTGGTACAACCAGTACGCTCATAGCGATGACTGGTGTAGGACGCGCCTGAACTGACGCAGAATACGTTGTAGGATGCGCAGCCAAAGCTACCGCCGAGACCGTAGCAGTCAAGACAGTAGATGCAACAGCCGTGGTGCGCACAATTGGCATTAGAAGTTCTCCCTCACTGTAAATCTCAAAGTGTCATATACAGTCTGGGTTTCACCGTTAAAATCAATTACAACCTCACCTTCGTACATTCCAGCATCAACATCAAGGACGCCGCCAACAAAGCTAAACTGTACTTGTCCAGTTGTGCCACTACCTATTTTGACGCAGGCGATAGTACTCAATACCGTAGTAGTTGCAGCTTTACGGAATTTCACAGAAACTGAAGTGCTTAATGACGATAAATCAACTGCACCGCCTGTAACATCGTCGGTCAGCGTCAGAACAATGACTGGCCTTTCGTCACCTTTTACTAAGCGAATTACATCAGTAGCCATATCGTCCTCACGCTAGGGGGCGCATCTGAACGGACATCGAGGCGCGTGCCGCACCCAAGTTCGCCCTTGCTCTGCGCTCGGTTAGTTTAGAAAGATACTGCTTCGCGTGGTAGGTCGCCAGTTCACGGTCACTCCAATTCTTGTTGGGCATAACCAGCAAATGCTGCAACGCACCGTGCATGATGACATTCTCAAGGTCATCAAACACCGCTTTATCCATTCCTGTTGCAGTGCGCAACGGCTTCAAGACCACAATCATCTTGAGTGCGTACGCAGTCAACGCATCAGGCGATGGTGCAATAACAAAGTTGTCAGGGTCAAGCTGGCAGATATACCTAGGCGTAGTCTGTTGGTCAGGGTCTAGGTCAGGCCAGTTGGGAAGTCGGTCATACAACTGCTCCAGTGTGACAGGCTCCAACGCATTACCGTTGACAGACGCCGTAAGGAAAGCGTGAACCTCAGTCTGAAGCGGGTTGTTGTATGGATACTCAAAAACACCGGGGGTCAACGGAGTAACAGGCTGCTCAAAACGCCAAGCTAACGTGCGCTCACATGACTCAATCGCAGCATCACGAACATGTTGTTCGATGATAGGCTGAGGACAGCCCGGCACACTAGGAGCCAAGCGTGTAACGAGAGACATGAAAGTGCGTGTACTCATGATGCAATCACCTGTTCAGCAGGGATGCCAGACTCCTCGGTATCGGTCAAGGAACGAGCCTGTGCGCTCACACCCAAAGCCTGTGTAAAGGACTGTTGGAACAACTGCGCACGGTTAGAGTTGACATGCTCATTATCGACAGACTCAGCCAAGAACACAGTGCCGTCAATAACGACGGGAAAGAACGCATCAGGTAGTAGTTCTACGGTCTGCGCACCAGTGTAGGTAGGGGGAGTCTGTGCATATTCCCCGATAAGCACTTGTCCTACGGGGGCTTTGGGGTAGATGAAGAACTTGTTAGGGTTACGCACATGGCGCATCCAGTTAACAGTCGGGCCAGCCGGGTCATTCATCCATCCGGGGTAAGTCTGGTCAAGCGTTGTGCGGTCAACCTCAGTTACACCAGCACCATCCTTGACTTGGAAAATCTCAATGATACGGAGAGATTCCGTAGGCGGAGATTGCAAAACCTGCCCCGCCGTACAGGGGATTTCACCGATGTAAGCAAAGAGGTCAGGGCGCAACACAGCCATGCGCTTCAGAGTCTGATTGGCAAAGCCCAGCAACGTCGCATCGCTGTAACGTTGCGGTGCAGCGTTATCTTGGATGAGGCGACGCACCTCAATGATTACATCGTTGAGTATCATTCGGGTAATCCCTTAGATGCTTCTGCGTTGAGTTCAGCGTTTTCGTAAGCAGGCTCCGTAGGAATCTCCTCGACTGGAGTCTCCAACTTCAGGCCAGACTTGCGACCCTTTTGCTTCTTCGGAATGAACTTCTCAGGGAAGGCTTCTTCTTCAGTCACTTCCACGCAAGCAGGGTTAGCTGCAAGAATCTCATTCCATTCGTAGATAAAACCGCTTTGGTCTCTTAAATAACGCATCAGAATCTCCTATCTATACTTCGCTGTCTTAGCCGCTATTTTAGCTGGCTGTTTTACAAATTGTTGCCCTTTTGCTTTGCCTTCGCGTTTCGCTTTAGTTGTAGCAGCATACTCTGCGGGGGTCAACGCCTTAATAGCCGCTTCAGGCAGGTATCGTTCACCTGTCTTTGAAGATGGCTTACCACTCTTGGTGCGCCACTTTTGCGCAGTCCAATCTTTGAGCGACTTCTGAGGGGCTTTCAATCTTTGTACCCCCCGCCAGCGGCTTTGTATTTCTTAGCGACTAACTGTGCTTTACGAGCCGACCACTTGCCTGCGGCTGTGCCCTGTACCGCTGCGGCCTTAACCTGCGACACAATGCGTTTACGCAACTCAGGCTTTGTGTAGTTGCCAGCAGCGTTCACCTTGGATTTAGTCTTGGCTACCATTTCACTTTATCCGCCCAGTACGCCGCAGACAATTTGCCCTTAGCAATGTTCTTCGCATGACGTGCTTTGAAAGACTCACGTCGGTTCTTGTAGGACTCAGATTCGCCTTGTTTCTTTGGAGAGCCGGATACACCCTGCTGTCCAAAGCGAATCGTTTTTACTTCAGTACCAGACTTTGCCACAACAACGTGGCTTTTAGTCGGGTGGCTTGGAGTACGCTTAGGCTGATTAAAGCCTGATACTCCGGCACGCTCTAGTCGTGGGTCTTTTTTCGTAGCCATTATGGTGTCTCGTACCAAACAGTAACTGAACAATCAGTTGGTAAATCAATATACATCCCGTTGTAATACTCTACACCGGGGTCTGGCATATCGACCTGTGTCAGACCTTTGCCATACGCATTGATTGTGTAAAAAGACTCACCACCAGAAGGTGCGGCAGCCAAATCATAAAACTTGACAACAGCATCAGAACCGCCACTGTGCATAACCATGACTTTACGAACTAGGTTATTGCCAACAAAGGCCGTACCATCCGCAGATAGTTGCACTGCTTTTACGCCATACGGGTCATTCTGTGCCATGTTGCCTCCTTAAAAAAGGGGGCCGAAGCCCCCTTGGTCTTACGATGCGTCAGCAACCAAAGCCCAGATACGAACAACAGCGACGTTAATCGCGTTGTTGTTTAGGGTAATGTCGATGGTGTCAGCAGCCGAATAGTACTTGCCATTGCTGTAACCAGCGATGGTGTTAGGTGTACCTTCGGTCAAAGCCAAAGCCATAACGCCAGAAGCAACGCTGTTCAAGTCAACATCGTTCAGGTAGCCGTCAGCATCGCTGCCGTCACCCAAATCGAAAGTTGCAGTCGCACCTTCAGCAGTGGTTACATCGTAACCAACACGCATCACGAGCGATTTAGCAGGTACAGGAATCACTTCCAGAACGTCACCAGAAGCCAGAGCAGTAGCACCAGCGGCACTACGCGCAGTAGCAATCTTAGCGAAGTCAAGAGTAACTTCCATACGAGTTACTTTGGTTAGACCATCAGCACGCAGAGCGGCTGAACCCTTGTTAAAACCGTACGAGTCGGTATAAGTTGCCATTTCAAATCTCCTAAAAAGTTACGAGGGAGGGCCGAAGCCCTCCGACTGATTACGACAGAGTAACAATACCTTGAGCCAAAGCCTCAGGTTTCACCACTTGGTAGCCGTAAACTTGCAGGCCACGGATGATGTTGCCGAAGGTAGACTCAGCGCGGATAGACTCCATCTCAGTCATCTGAGAGGCAAAAGTAAAGCCCATCTTATGACCAGCGATGATGCTGAACTTACCGCTTGCATTGTTGAGGTTGTGGCTCATGTAGACGGTGAAGCGGTCAATCATACCGAGACGACCGTTACGGATAACAGACACACTGTCACCAGTCAAAGAAGCGTCCTTGAGGTCAGACTTCTTAATCAAACCAGCCATCTTGGCAGGAATGACGATGAAGCGGTCGCTCTCAGGAGCATTTGCTTCGTCAAGAACAGTACCGATGTCAACGATGTACTCAAGCACGTTGGTCTTGGAAACAGCAATTGGAGAACCAGTTGTGCCAAGGTCAATGTTGCCAGAGATACGGCCTGCGGTCGCACCCTTATTCAGGGAAGAAATACCGGGCAGAATGTCAGTCAACACGCGCTGGTCAATCTTAATCTTCATACGCTCAGAAGCGTCTTTAGACCAAGTGTCCATGAGGTTGATGTCAGCCTGAACCTTGTCCACATCGTCTTCGATACAGGCGAAGTACTCGCCCTTGTCGATAACAAGCTGGAGCTTAGGCTTGTCAGGGCTTTCAACGCTTAGCGTCTGGCCTTTGACATAGGTTTTGATGGTGATTTCAGGGGTGGTACGGATGTTAACCGTGTCACCCATACGACGAATCTCACCTTCGTAGTTGGTATTAGAGATTGCTGCGAGCACGGTGGCATCGTAGAAATTCTCAATCAGTTTACCCGACCAAATTTCGGGAATGA